CGAAAGTGTTTCAAGTAATGTGAGTGTTTCTCCACCGAATAGCAGCACATCGGATCAAAAATACCACTATTATCATAACAGATTCAATCTCACGCCTTTCCCGAGTTACGCGAGAGCTTTGGATTCTTTGTCAGATGATATCGCGACAGAAGCAAAGCTATTCATCAACGGACAAGAACTCCCATTCATAAATTACGTGGATTCTCATTATTACAGGTATCTTACACCACTCAATCACAAGTTCCACACCACACCTAGAAATATATACACGTATACTTTCTCGATGAATCCAAGAAATGTAGACCCATCGGGAAGTTTGGATTTCACAAACATAAAAAATAATCGAACTCTCATAGAATTCGTAATGAACCGATACTATGGTACGAGCGAAGAGTTCACGTGTCACATCTACTACACGTGTTATCAAACACTCATATTTGAAAATGGGTACGTAAGCACGAGAGAGCTTCTACCCGTAGAAGGAGAATTACTTACCAAATAAACTATCTTTGTTTTCTTTTATGTATTCTATGACACCGTTTTTGATACACCATTTGATGAAATTGAGTTGAGCCACAGTCGTGCTTATTTCATCAGATGTACCCGGTACATTATAAGATATCTTGTCTGAACGACAGAATGGATCAAATAGCTTTTTGCTGTATCCATCGAGTGTAGACTTATAGGCGCAGTGCACACTAAATATTTTACCATCAATCGTTTTATACATTAGGTTCGTCTTTTTAGAATAATTGGTTATGAACCATTCGAGGTTACGGAGGGAAATACCACCTGTTTTGGTGAGTATCTGCATGAGCGTCTTACCGTTTTCAGGGGTACCATAAAACGCATCTATGGAATTTAACAGAATATCTGATTTCCTCATACTACATCATACTTCTCAAATCTCTAAATTGGTTATTGCTAGATGATTCGCACGCGGGACAGGTAGGACTATACATAGGAGGAAACGTATGATTATGTCTGACAGTCGTAGATATATTAACTGGTTCATGAAGTTTAGGTGTGTTTGCATGTGATAGACAAAAACCATCGTGACTCGCTTTTCGCGTACATGGCTCCCCACCTTTTTTGATACCCATACAATACCCACGTGGATTTGGCATGTCACGCATCAATAGTTTAAGAGGAATATTATAATTGGTCGAGACGTTCTGAACAAACTTTAGTACGCGTTCATGCGTCGCCTTGTCTAAATCTTCTTCATACGCTTTGACCAAATTTTCAGACACCCTCATCTCCTTAATACATTATAGCGCCTAATTTTTAAATGGTAATTCATCGAGAGGTGTCTCTTTCTTTTTCTTTGGTCTTCGCTTTGGTTTAATCTTAGTAAGAAGTTCCCCAAAAATATCTTCCTTTGGATCCTCGAAGAGTGGTTCGAGTAAATCACAGACTGGATTAATGAACTTGTTCATGAAGTAGTATTCGTAATCGATTGGTACGTTGTTTTCCGAGACGTACTTTGGATCTTCGGATTTTTCAAAAGCTTTCGCCTTTGTGTCTTCTGTCTTCACGAGAATGTAAGGCACGCGATCACCCGACTGTGGCTCCGAACCGGGTTGTCTCTCGCGCATTTTACGAACAACTTGGACGTGCGCTTGGTTAATATCTTTGATTCCAGGGAAATTTATGGACACGCTATGCCCCTTAACCTTATAAGAATCCGATAAACTCTGTGAAAGTGTGAGCTTTTCGTTCGGTACGTCACCTTCGAGGAGTTCAATGGCTCGCTGAAGCGCGAGTGCTTTCGGTGGTTCGGTATCACTACTTTCAAGTACGACATCTAAGAGTTCCTTACACACCTCTCTTACATGTGCTGTGTTATCACGTCTCACGAGCTGAAGACCCTTCACATCGATATAATCCATGTTCATCTTTCCATCCTTACCCTGCGTCCATAACTTTGCGGCGTATCGTTTTTTAGAATAGAGGAAATATGGCCAATACACTTTTTCCAATTCGAGATTGTTAGGTTTCTTGAAAAGTGCGCTACACTCTTCAGCGGCGCGTTCACCAATTTCCCAACTATATTCGACGGCTTCGATGCCTTTACGGTCGCCTACATCAAATTCAACCATTACTGAGTCAGTATCACCGTATCTCACTTTCGCACCCGGAAAGTTCTTTTCCACGTACTCCTTTGTTTCATCAATCATACTCCGACCTTTTGTTGTTACCGTAGACGCGATGTTTACACATGGGAGCATTCCCTTCGATGCACCAGTGAATCCATACACGGAGTTCATACTGATTTTGTAAGCTAATTGCTTACCATTATACATCGCTTTGAGTGCACCCGTAGATAGCGCCATGTCTTTCTTCGCTTGCTTTCTGAATTGTTTCAATTCAAGCAGAATGCTCGGTAACAACGTAGGAACACCTTGTGCAAATTTGCATAAACGCTTTGTCGGTGGTTGCCCCTCAACTTTACTCGGTACAGGAATCTCAAATGTCTCATACTCCACACCCGGTACATTTTCATATTTTGGATCCATAACAAGACTCGAATAACACAAGTTATGCGCCATCATGATAGAAGGGTACAGACCTTCGAAATCAAGGGCTGTGATTGGAGTATAATATGCACCTTTTTGTGCATCAAGCACAGTCGCACCTTCATATCCTTGGTCACCCATCTGACCATATTGAATCGTGGGTACCATAAATCCCATCTCTCGCGCCTTCTTTGTGAGTTGACTAAACACCTTGATTTGCTGTCCTCGCTCAACGAGATAACACAACGGAGTCCAAGTTGCTTTCGCCATTTCCAATAGATTTACAAGAATACACAATTTAGACAAGAGTCTATGAGGAAGTAACGTATCCTTAATACAATACTCCGCAACTTCCCGTAGTTTCACCGGATCGCCTTCTTTGTAGCGAGCAAACATCTCTTTCGCTGGCATATCAATCTTATTGTCACCAAGGTACAATTTAGATACATTGTCGAGTTTATATGAATCGAGTTTGTAGCCTTTCTTCACTTCGTGAAACAAATCAAATATAAATCGACCGGGCATACTCACGAGTTTCAGGTCATTATCACCCAATGCACTCGAAGAGAGTTTCTTCAGGGTAAGTTCACAATTATGTCCACGGAGTTTACTCAATTGGAAAAATTTAAGGTCGCACCGAGTGATGATGGCGCGTTTCATCAAATACTCCAAATCAAACCCAAATATGTTCCAGCCGGTGATAATGTCGACATCATTAGCATGTAAATATTCACGGAACGCCATTAACATTTCACGCTCGGTATCATATGATAGAATAGTAGAACCTTCTAAATCGGGATCCGTCTTTTTGTAACATAAACATGTCTTATCGTAAGGTTCGTAACTACCAAATTTACAAAGTGAAATTGCAATTTGAAAACACGCATCACCGTCAATATCCGCATCCGGAAATTTACCAGTAGAACTATTACATTCAATATCCACAGACGCAACCACAAAAGGTGCCGTCTCTGGATTTTCCACGGGTTTTAAATCCCGCCAATTCTTACATTCAATGTCGATGTCAACGTGTGCGTTATATGCAGTCGTACACGTGTCACCTGTATCAAGCCACCCAGTTGACTGAATACCAGTTCGATGCATAAGACGAAGTACCGGATCCAGATTAGATTCGTACATTTTCATGCGAATACTTTCATCTGGGAGTGGTCGTCGAAGACGCCCGGCAACCATACGCCGCGAAGCAAGGTTTCTGAAAAATAACTGAAGGTACGGAAATTGCTCGTTATTTTGAAAACCCCAAACGTCTTTACGGTGAATTGTATTGTAACTCACGAGACAACCAGGACACGCCCTTTCAATTTTATTGTATATGATTTGCACCTTCTGTTGTGTTATGTTACGTGGTAACTTTATAAAAAAGTAAGGCGTAAATGCCGTCGTTACACAGACAGACTTACCCTCGCTCGTTTTACCGAAGATACTCACCAAGTACTCATCATCAGTATCTTTGGTCTCCCAGGTGAGCGCTTGAAAGACAACCATACTTCGTTATGCACCTAAAATTTTAATATCATTTAATAATAATTATGTCAGCTGCACTTGTCGATCTTGTATCAGTCGGAGCTCAGGATGCCTACATCACTGGCGAACCCCAAGTCAGTTTCTGGCGCCAAAACTACAAGCGCTACACAAACTTTGCTCTCAAGCCAGAGCGCATGGATTACATCGGTACTTTCACGGGCGGCTCGGAAGTCGTCGTACCAATTCGCTCCAAGGGTGACCTTTTGAGCTATATATGGGTAGAACACCCAAACATTTCCAATGTTGGCGTGAACACAGATGGTCTCTTTTCTGCGGGTGATACTGGTGTCACCGAATTCAGTCTTCACATCGGTGGACAAGAAGTTTGCAAATTCGATTCATTGTACGTGCAAGGTGTTCACAATGTTGTGTACCGTGATACACAAGCTAAAGCGACCTGCTCGGTGACTTCCGAGACTGTCGCCGACAATGCGAAGGGTGTCGCCGGTACCGCGTCCGATTATTACATGGTTCCATTCTTTTTCAGTGAAGATTGGACCAAGTCTCTTCCATTAGTGGCATTGCAATACCACGAAGTTGAATTGAGAATCAAGTGCCGTTCTGGTCTCGGTAACTTG